GCCGCCCGTTGGCGTCGGATGCGCCTGACGCTCGAAACACTCGACGGCATGTATGTGACGGTCGGTGTTCACGGCGATGACCAAGACAACGCACGGAGCGAGGACGGTGGGCAAACCGAGAGCCGCGCAACTAATACCGAGGTGGCCACAATCCATGAGTTCGGCGATCCATCACGCAACATCCCGGAACGGTCATTCATCCGCAGCACGATAGACGGCGAGCGCCCGGCCATACTTGATGACATGAACGACGCCATGGACCGGTCAATAGAATTCGGCAACGTTTTGCGCAAGATGAAGCGCGTTGGCGTCTACACGGAGAAGAGAATCCGGGAGACCATCCGCCGCGGTATCGCGCCGATCCTGTCGTCGCAGACGTTGGAAAAGCGGCGGTCAAAGCTCAAGAACGGCAAGCCATCAAACGGCAAGTTCGGCAACACCGAGACCCCTCTAATCGACACGGGGCAACTCATCCAATCCATCGCAAGCAAAGTGGAGGGTGTATAGTGGCCGTCACGCTCAACCTAGGCCCCGTGGTCGACTGCTTTGCGTCTGAGTCGGTCACGCGCACGCGCAAGCCCACGCCGACAATCAACGCGGCCGGCCATGCCGTGCAGGGCTCCATCACGACCGCCACCATCAACGGCGCGTTTCAGAGACCGGGGCCTGACGCGCTGCAGCGTCTATCCGAGGGCCTACGCTCGCGGGCCACGTGGCTCATGCACACGACCGCGGATGTCCGTGGTGCGTCGCAGGCAAGCGTCGGCGGTCGCACTGCTGTCATGGCCGATCTGATCACGTATACAGGCATCACGTACACCGTCGTTGACATCACCGGCCAAACGTCTCAGGGCAATTACCGGCGTGTCATCCTGCTCGACGGGGAGGCGTAGCCATGGCTCTCGATTGGACCGTCATCGACACCGCCATCAAGGTGTGGCTCGACACCGCCGCCCCAACAATCACATGGGCGCGCGGCGACCAGAACCTACCCGTGCTTGCTCACCCGTGGGGAGTCTGGAAGTGGCGCACAGGCGGCGGCAAGCGCAGCAACCAGGGCGCGATTCCAGATGAGCGCCATCAGTCCAGCACCACCGAGAGTCAAATTTTTAAGTGGCGAATCCACCAGTTACAGATTGATATCTACTCAACGGAAACGGTCGGAACTACCGCGCTGACCCTCGCTACAGAGGTGCAGGACAGCCTTGAGTTTGAGTCCGTGCGCATCGCTTTGGACGCCGCCGGGCTTGTCCTCACGGCTCAAGGTCAGCCCCGCGACCTTACCGCATTGTTCCAAGATCAATACGAATCCCGCGCCATTGTTGAAATAGTGGCACAAACGGTAGACACTGCCACCGAGACGGTCGGTAGTATCGCCACGGCTGATATCACCGGATCACTGACCTAGGAGACCCCCATGTCCATCATCCCACTGAGTGACTACGTTAGCGTTACCATCGCAGCCGAGAGCGCGCTGCAGTCCGCTGACGGGTTCCGCAAGGTAATGATCATCGATAGCGAGTACGTCTACGGCGGCACCGGTCGCGTGCTGACGGTGAGCGGCCTGAAAGAGATGGTCGACGCCGGATACAACACGTACAACCGCGCCTATCGCATGGCCCAGGTCATGCTGTCGCAGACTCCGCGACCCACGACCATCAAGATCGGTCAGTGGAACGACCCGGGCGCTGAGACTCTGGACGACGGTTGGGCGGCCATCATCGCCGCCGATTCGGACTTCTACTGGACCGTGCTGACCGATCGGTCAGAGTCCAACCTGAACAACCTCGCCGCTTTGGTTGCGTCTGCTCCAGGCCCGTACTTCTACTACGCGGAGACCGCCGACGCTGCGGTGCTCACTGCCGCATCTGGCAACGTCGCTGAGGATATAAAGAACCTCGGCAACGAAAACGTGCGTGTGGTCTACAAGGCCGCGACCCCGCAGGTGCTCGTGCTGACGGTGAGCGCAGAGACTACCGCCGGCACGTTTACCGGTTCGATCGACGCTACCGCGCTCTCTGACGTGTGGGCGGCTGACCATGACACGACCATGGCGGCGCTCGCTTCGGATATCGCGGCCACTGCCGGTGTCACATCCGCGGTCGTGTCCAGTTCCGGCGCACTCGGCGTCCTCGATGACACGATCACGATCACATCATCCGACGCGTTGATTCTGAACAAGTTCAGCATCACCACCAACTACACAGGCGGCGCTTTCTCGCAGTCCGTGACGACTCAGGCGAGCGCACCACTGAGCGCGGCAATGGCCGGCTACCTCGCGCCCTTCCTGCCAGGCCAGAAGATCGAGGCGTTCGCGCGGGTCAAGGCGGTCGCCCCAGACTCATTCAGCGCGGGTCAGAGAATCGCGTTGCTGTCAAACAACGTCGGGTATTTCTCCCAGATCGGACAGCGCAATTCGATGGCCGGCGGTCAGAGTTACGGCAAGGTCGCGGCGGGCTCGCTCTACGTGGACCTGAAGGTGCTGATCGACTGGCTGACCATTGAGATCCAAACCAACGTGATGAGCCTGCTTCAGGGCGGCGCGCCGATTCCGTACACCACGAACGGGATCGAGTCGGTCAAGCAGGCCATCGCGGCTGCATGCGCCGAAGGTGTTGCCCGCGGCGTCATCCTGCCAAGCGGTGACGTGGACGACGGCGACCTCGGGACCATCGGCTACACCGTCACGGCGCCGGCTCTCAGCGGCATCAGCGATGGCGACAAGGGCGCGCGGCACCTGCCCAACGTGAGCTTCCAAGCTCGGCCCGCCGGAGCGATCCAGCAGGTAACCATCCGCGGCACACTGACCCTCTAGGAGTAGACGACATGGCTGACCTATCACCAAAAAACCATAGTTTCGCCCTCGTCAATCTGATGTACGGCACGCACAGGATCCAGGGATTCGCCGAGGGCGAGCCTATTTCTTGGGCGCCCAACGCTGAGACAATCAGCGGCACACAGGGCGCTGACGGCGGCGTGGCCATCAACAAAAAAGGACTGCGCTTGTCGCGCCTTACGATCCGCGTGATGGCGTCGAGTTTGTCAACGACGGTGCTGTCTGCACTATTTAACGTCCATTCGCAGGATGGGTACCTCGGCCCGTATCCGCCGATCATGGTGACCGATATCAACACCGGTAGCACGCTCGTCGCGCCCGCCGCGTGGATCGTCCAGTCGGCCGCGTTCGGTCTCGGCGAAGAGTCCGGGACTTTCGAGTGGGTCGTTGAAGGTCTGTTCGTCGCGAACCTCAAGGGATCGCTGATCTAGGCAACGCGGGGGCGCACATGGACAACGTTATCGAGATTGGGGGGCACACGTACTCCATGAGCAAGGCGGGGGCTCGCGAGGGTCTGCGCTTGCTACGTGGATGGTCTGACGTGGAGGCGGCGCAACATGACGCTATCGCAGACACGCATCTGGCCACGAGTGACCGGATTGCTCAGGGCGTCCACGCTCTGGCCGGCGTGGACGAAAACGAGCAAGCGGCAGCGGTAGAGCAGCACTTCATTGTCGGGCAGATGCATCGCAGCCAGGCGGCGGACTACCGCGCGAAAGCTGAACTCATGCTCACGGATGAGCGCGTGCGCGACCTCATCATCCCGACCCTATCACTGGCAACGGTCCAGATCGGCGACGGCGGCGGCGTCATCGTCGAGCTCGCAGGCAGCAATGGGATCTGGGAGTCGCACTTCGCCGGCAAACTTGGCGAGTTATTTGAGTTGCTAGAGGCCCTGCGCGTCTACAATTTTTCGGATTTCTTCGCCGTCTCGCCATCCGGCAACGAGGCAGAAAAGGCGCCGGAACCAGCAGCGCAACCAGCAGCGCCAGCGAGGTCGAGTGGTGGATCTGGAACCCGGTCAGTGCGGGCTACGGCTCGCTCCGGGAAGTAACGACTGAGTGGACCATTGACGACCTTCTCGACGCTGAGGAGGCGATGAGAGGGGGTTGATGTGAGCGGTAGCGTCAGAGAATTAACCGCCCGCCTTAAGTGGCGCGTCGACGATCGAGAACTGAACCGCGATGAGCGCGCCGTTGCTCGCCGTAAGCGTCAGATCGGTGGACTCCAGAAGACCGCCATGTCCGCGGGCAAGGCTTTGGCCGGCATGTTCGCCGCGCGCGCCATCGTGCGAGGCGCCACACAGGCCGCTGACGCCGCTGTCGCGTTCGATCGCACCCTCGCAGACATCCAAGGCCTACTGCCCGGCCAGACGCAGCGCGTGAAGGACCTAGGCGGCGCAATGCGTGACCTGTCGGTTGAGTCAGGCAAGAGTGCAACCGACCTGAGCAAGGCCACGTTTCAGATCATATCAGCCATCGGCGACACTGCGAGCACAGTAGACAACCTTCGTCTCGTCACTCAACTCGCCACCGCCGGCAACACTGACGCCCTAGTCGCGACCGACCTGTTGACGGCCGTGACGCTCGCCTACGGTGACACGTCGCTGGAGGCTCAAAAGAAGACATCTGACCTCGCCGTCACGACCATCCGCCTAGCCAAGACGACACTGCCGGAACTGCGCTCGGCGGTCGGACAGGTCACGTCCTCCTGGAAGTCTCTGGGCGGCACACAAGAGGGCATGTTCGCCGGATTCACGGCGCTTGCTGGCGTCACCGGCGACACGCAGAAAGCGTCAGTGCAACTGTCTGCGTCCGCCACGGCTCTCATTGCGCGGACCCCTGCCATGGAGGCGGCATTCAAGAAACTTGGCGTCACCTCTGCCAAGGCTCTCGTGGCCAAGAAAGGCGGCATCGTCCCAGCTCTACAGGCGGTTGTCGCGACCACCGACGGCAGCGGTGAGGCCATCAAAAAGCTGCTCGGCAACGTCCGCGCCATGCGCGCGGTGATGAACCTCACAAGCGCCGGTGCGGGTCGATTCTCCGATGCCCTCAAGGAGAATGCCAACGCCGCCGGTGCAACCGAACGTGGAGCCGATGCCGTCGCGAACGGCGCCGGCAAGATGGCGAGGGAATACGACAAGGCCAAAACCAAGGCTGAAGAGCTCGAGCTCGCAATCGGCGACCGCACGAAAGGGCCGCTGCTCAACATGCGGCTTGGCGTGCTCGACCTCGCCACCGCGCTATCCAAAGACCTGGGCGACTCATTCGACGTGGCAGAAAGTAGGGCCAACAAATTCGCGGAGTCGGATGGATTCAATGCCATTCAAAAGGTGTCACAAGCCATGGCTCTCTTGCGGATTGGCGGCGAGTTCGTCGGGCTCGGCTTGGATGTCGTCGGCGGCGGTATTGGTGCGGTCGGTGCTGCGGGCGCCGCCGCCGGCAGTGCTGCAGTAAGCATCGCGGGGCTGACTGACGCGACGCTGACCCGGAAGCAGCGCCAAGAGAAGGAGGCGCGACTGCGGGCGAGTCTGAGCGGTGTGACCTCGCCGTTTTCGGGATTCAACAAATTTCTGGACGATAGCGTGCTGAAGGCGCAGCCGCGCATCGAATTCCTCAATGATCAAGCATTCAACCCACGCAAGGCAAGGGCAACCGCCAACGCCGCGCGTGAGAGCATGCGCATCACGGCGGAACGTGGGGAGGCCAACGCGGCGACCGCGCGCAGAGCCATTCAGAACATCAAAGCCACGATTAGCGGAGTCACCGTCACCATTGAGGGTGGATCAAGTCCCGAGACCGTGATCTCTGGACTGACCAAATTCGGTGAGAGCCTAGGCGACCGTCTTGGTGAGCTCGTCGGCGACCAAACCAAGGGCGGCGAGTAATGGCGACCATCCTACGAATCGTCCGCGTCGCCGGCAGTCTGGACATCGAACCGGACGCCGCGACAAGCCGCGAGGTCGCGCAGCAAGCGCAGCCTACCCAGTGGCCGCTGGAGGACGGCGCCAGCATTTCCGACCACACGATCGTGATGCCGCTGACCCTCTCGCTCGACCTGACGTTTTCGCCGTCGCCAATGGTCGCCACGTTCCCCGCGCCGGGGCTCGGAAGGCCGAAGCAGGCGCAATCGATCTTGTTCGCGGCGCTTCAGGCACGGGACATCATCCACGTGATCACGCCTGATGTGGCGTATGAAGAGATGATCATAACGTCGGTATCCTCACCAGAGAATGCGTCGACCGGATCGAGCGTGAACCTGACGGTGGAGCTGCAGCAGATCCACCGCGTCTCCGCTCAAGAGTCAGCTATCCCGGCGTCATTGGTGGCGCGTCGGTTGAGGCATGCGAGCTCCGCGGTGGACAAGGGACAGGTGCAGATAGACGCTGCCAGTGTGGCGCAGGCAGTCGCTACCGTGCTCGCCTTCGCGCTGCCGGGCGGTGCCACATCGCCTGTCGCCATCGCTGGCGTTGCTCGATTGCTCGGCGTATCGCCCGATAAAGTCGCAGCGGTAGGGGGTTAGCATGGCCGTCGTATCGATCGAAATCACCTTAGATATCACTGCACCGCCGTTCAATGTCTCGGCGCTTCTTGATGGCGTGAACTACGGTCTGCGCGTCGAGTACAACGCGCGCGACGCATCGTGGTTTTTGTCGCTGTCCAGCGCGGACGGCGACCTACTCGTGGGCTCGCAACCGCTGATCGAGAACTGGCCGCTACTGTCCCGCCACAAGGCGACGGCGGTGGGCATGCCACAAGGCGGCCTGTACCTAGTCGGGAGCGCTCTCATCTACAGTGAGGCCGCCTGATGGCCCAACTATTCAATCGTAAGATGGTGCTGCGCGTCGCTGACAAAGAATGGCGCGGGCTTCGCGTCGTCTTCTCGGTGAGACGCAGTTTGCGGAAGCGGCCGAACCTCGCGCGGTCAATCCGCGTCTACGGCCTAGACCTCGATACCATCGGCGCCATCGCGACCAGGGGCGCGCTTGTCCAGCTCACCGCGGGCTATGAGGGCACCGCAGAGGTTGTCTTCACCGGCCAACTGTCGCGATTCGAGGTCGTGCAAGATGGCTCCGATTCGGTCGTCGAGATAACCGCCCAAGACGGCGGCGCGGCATGGCAGCGGGTAGTTTCGCGCGCGTTCGGCGGGGCCACCACTATCCGCAGCGTCGTCGAGACGTTGGCCGGCGACATGGGCCTGACGGTCGCGCCCGGTACCGCCGCGTTGCTCACCGGAAGCACGCGAAAAACGACAGTGATGCGCGGGTTTGCTCGCGACACGCTCGAGATAACTCTGCGTAGCGCCGGCTACGAATGGTCGATCCAAGATGGCGCGCTACAGGTGATCAAGACGGGCGCGGCCCTGTCGCGGACCGCAGTGGTCCTATCGCCAGAGACCGGCCTTGTGAGCGAACCCAAGGCGCTGGAAAAGGGCCGAGGCTGGATGGTGGAGTCACTGCTGAATCCGAAGATTCGCCCCGGCCGAACGGTGTTGCTAAAATCCAAGCGAGCGACGGGTGCCTATCGCGCCACCA